GGGCTTTTGTTTAACTTTTATATTTTATTAATAATTAATAATATTGAAAGTCCCTTTTTCTAATACTAACGTTAAGTGAAAACATCCACCTAATTGCGTACCAGTCTAATTCAAGGAAATCATCAAAATTTAAATTGATTATCTCATCTAAATTAAAGTTTAAGATGTCCTTAAATATCCTTAAAGAACCGAACCTAAACACTTTTTCCTTAAAAAGCTCTCTATTATATAGTCTTAAACTATCTTGATAAGAAGTACAAAAGAATTCAAAGAAATTAAAAAACTTTGTATCATTGATACCACCTATACATATATAAGAAAACATTCGAGAAAATGAAATAGCAACATTTTTAACATCGCTTTCAGGGTATAAAGCTGATTTAAAAAATTCATCAGTTTCTCTGAAAAGTTCTAGACCATTAAATTGATAGCCTATGAATTTTCTTTCACTAATGTTCGTTGTGCATATACTCTTCTCTTTATTCATCCGAAGATTGAATACGTGCATATTTAGATCACAGATTAAGCTAAAATATTGATAATAATAGTTTTCATCTGATAAATAAAAAGCGCAATCATCACCGAGAACACTTAGATCGTAATATGGAACGTTTAAGTAATTCAAGATTGTATGTTGAGCGATAAAATTACAAGCTGAATTAATGAGCAATGTGAGAAAAGTACCGGAAGGTATTCCGCCTTTCTTGCGAATTAAGTCACCTGATGGAAGCATGATTGGAGTGTCAATCATGTAGTTTTCGAGCCATTTTACAACTTTCTTCTCTCGAGGTGTAAAATCCATGTAATCTCTAAACACTTTGAAAGCATCTCTAATTAAAAAGATTGCTCGCATGCGATCCCAACCTGATATATCAGTATTGATAAACGCGTAATTTGTGTGTTTATTTAAATAACTGTGTAATCTCTGTAAAGATTGATCACCAGATATTATTGGAGATACTCTTTTCATTTGTCGATAAAGAGGTTTAAAATGATAAGCTTCTAAGATTTGGATTTCATATGGGTATATGATTACTGTCCTAGACTTATTTTCGTGCTGTGGAGATAAATGTCCGCGTACAGCCATTGTTGAAGGAACCTTAGTACAACCGAGGTCATTGGAAATGAGGTGATTCATCATTTGAGCTTTGAGTCGTGCTTGATTCTTTACTTCGCCTTTCTTCTTGCCTGGA